GGGAGCCGAAGAGTACAAGACGAAGTGGCGGGGATGGGATGAAGCCGACTGGATTGTAGGCGATCCGGTTCGAAATGGGCCGGACGCCAGCTATCACCTCTCCTCGCTTTACGCCTTATCTCTCAGCTGGGGGGACGTTGCGGCCGAGTTTGTGGCCTGTAAAGACCGCCCGCAGTTTCTGCGCAACTTTGTCAACCAGTGGCTTGGTGACACCTGGGCGGCAGTGGAGCGAAAGACTACCTGGGAGCAGCTGGGCGTCAAGATCATTGATGACAGCAGTCCGCGATTTCTTGTTCCACCGTTTGCGTCCATACTGACTGTGGGAGTGGACCGCCAGGCGGACAAGTACGTTTGGCTCATCGATGCGTGGGGGCCCGATCGCACGCACATGACCATCGGGTATGGCGAGGATGAAAGCTTGGACGAGATCATCCGCGGCGTCTGTTGCCGATGGTACGCACATTCAGACGGCGGCGAGGACGTCAAGCCGTCGCTGACGCTTGTGGATTCTGGATTCCGGCCCGAGGGGGTGTATGAGTCATGCAAGCAAGCCGTGCAGTCTGGCATCATGGTTTTGCCGTGCAAGGGATCGAATAAGTCGCTTGAGTCGGACTACAGGCAGGTGACGCTGGGCAAAGACACATCGATGCCAGGTATGCTGCTGGTCCACGTAGATACGATACGAACACAGGCATGGATGGATAGGGTGCTACACGTACTGCGCGCAGGAGATCCCGGTTGCGGATTGCTGCACGCTGGCACGCTAGAAGAACACCAAGACTATCTGGAACAGCTGCTCAACGACGTGTCGTCGACGGTTCTGGACGCGACAAAGAATGAGCGAGAGGTCTGGGAGCGAATCAATATTGACATTCCAAACGATTACCGTGACTGCAGGCGGTACAGCTATGTGGCGATGCTACTTAACACAAGGGGGCGTCCGATTCTCCCGCGCAGTGGCGCAAAGCAGCTTAGCCGTTCGGCTGTAATTTCGCCTGGCAGGAAGCGACAGGATGGTCGACCATGGGTCTAAAGGCTTACTCCCTCATGGAGGGACAGCGATATCGAGTTCAGACAGCGCATGCTGTAATTTGCGGCGTTTTTGTGGATCGCGAGACAGTTGACGGAGAACAGTTTTTGCTGTTCGTCGACGTGAGCCACGCTAAATGTGAGGACTTAGCCACCGCGCGGATTCGAGTGCGATCCATTCGAGACGTGCAGGTGGACATTGGTGACGAATGAACATTGAACCAAAGAAGCAACAACGAAGACAAGAGAAAAAATCAGAACCCGTGACGGCGGAAGCTGTCAGTGATCCTCAGCCGGTAAAGTCTGTTCCGAAGTGGAGACAGTGCCCACTGTGCTTTGGCGGGTACGGAGGAATAGGCATGGCTTCTGCCACGCGTGGCATGAGGCGATATTACAAGTGCACGACGTGTGGTTATAATTGGCACGTCGACATGGAACATCGATCTGTCGAGTTTCAGCACCCAGCGCCAGGCGACGAATAGTAATAGTCGTTGGACTTTTTGGCATTGGTGCCTCATATAGGGTAACTCATAATTGTTGGTATGAGTTACTCATCTTCTTCCGCAGCTGACAGGCTGACAGCTGTCCGCGAAGCAATTGATCGTTGCTTGGCTGCCGAGATGTATACGGTTCGTGGACGCACTAAGCAGTCCTCGAGCCTGAATGCGCTCATGAAGCTGGAGGAGCGGCTTATCCAGATGGTGGCCGACGAAAGCGGCGACGGCAGTATGGCGAGCGTCGGGAGGATTCTGCGACCAACATGATCGGCGAGTTCGTGGACAAGCTGGTCGGTGTGTTCTCCCCGGTGCGGCAGCTGCGGAGGGCGGTTGCTCGTGCGCAGATGGCGCGAGTTCGGAACGCGTCGACGGGGCGGCACCAGTCGATGGAGGAGATGCTCGGGGGCGGGTCGAGCGGGTACGACGCAGCCAAGCGAAACCGGCTCACCATTACGCGGTCTGCAGCGTCCCTCGACGAGAACTCGATTCCCAGGAATCAGATCCAGCAGCTGCGGAACGACAGCTACGAGTTGTTTCGAAACAACCCGCATGCCCGCAAGATCTGCCGCCAGCTTGAATCGAAGGTGATTGGTCGCGGCTTGCAGCCATACCCGCTCGCTGCGATGCCGTCTGGGGAGCCGTACCTTGAGTGGCGCGCGCGAGCCAAGCAGCTGTGGCGAGATGTTGGTGCGCAGCTCGACTATCGCGGCCGCGTCGGCAAAGGAGGACAGCACCTTATCGAATTGCAGAAGTCGGTGCTGCGCAACACGATCTTAGGCGGAGAGGTGTTTGTGCGGTTTCGACGGCTGACGGGGAAGCAGCAGCGAGAATTAGGGCTCACCCTCCCTGTTCAGCTGCAATTGCTTCGCGCCGATCGCTTGGACAGTACCCGCAACGACGACAAGACGTATTTTGGGATCGAGTTCAACAAGAGCTGGGGCAGGTCGTATTACTACTTCCTTGACGGAGGGCTGTCTATTGAGGGAGACGCTCGTCGAATCCGCGCGGGAGAGGTGGTCCACGTCTTCGTATCCGACGACATCGACCAGATCCGGGGCACCCCCTGGTTCAGCGCCGCGCTGATCAAGATGCGGGATGTGGGCGACTACGAGGCCAACGAACTGCTGGCGGCCGCCATGTCGGCGTGCGTAGTGCTCGGATACCGTCGCTCAAGCGGGCAATCGTCATTTGGGATCGGCTCGCCGGATGGAAATTGGGACCTGAAAGACGGAGAAGGCAATGCCATCACCAACTTCAGCCCCGGCATGATTCTGGACCTGGGGCAGAATGGCGAGATGCAGTCGTTCAACCCCCTGCGGCCGAACAGCGAGGCACCAGAATTCATCTCGCACATGGTTCGAACCGAGGCGGCAAGCGTCCCTGGAATCAAGCCGTCGTCACTGACGGGTGATTACCGAGGCGCGTCGTTCTCGAGTGAGCGAGCCGCGGACAACGACGCGTGGCCCGAGATCGAAGGGCTGCAGGACTGGATGGCGTGGACATTCTGTCAGCCGACCTTCGAAGAGCTGGTCGACGCGGCGGTGGAGGAGGGGTACTTCGACGCGGTGCCTGGATTCTCAGTTGGAGATTACGCGGCGCGCCGGGCGGACTACCTGCGATCCGAGTGGCGGGGGCCAGTAGCCCGATCAATCAACCCGAAAGACGACGCAGCCGCTGCTTCGGCACGCATGAAAGCACTCACGTCAAGCCCGCAACGAGAGGCGGCGCTCATCGGCGTGAGCATGCAGGACATTCTCGAGGAGTGGGAAGACCTCTCCGAGCAGTTGGAGGCACGCGGACTTCCTGCTGAGCAAATCATCCAGCAGCTGCTGGGTGTTCAACCAGAACCTGAACCGGCGGTTTCCGAAACCGGGTCAGCCGATGATCCAGCCAACCAGGAGAAACTCAATGGCGAGTAAGGATAAAGGCGACGCCAGAACTCGTCGCAGGCACGAATCTCGCAAGCGGGCGAAGATACTCCCGCTAAACGTGGCAAGTGGCGACCTCCTGATCTTCGGCGAAATCGGAGATGAATACAGCGAGAGCGGCGTGACCGTAAAGCGAGTCAACGACGCGATTCTTGCTGTCGGATCCCAGGATCCCATCACGGTGCGTATTAACAGTGGTGGTGGCGACGCGTTTGCTGGCGTAGCCATCTACAACATGCTGGTGCAGCACCCCGCTCGGATCATCGTCAATATCGAAGGCGCAGCGCTGTCTGCCGCCAGTGTGATCGCCATGGCAGGCGACGAAATCAAGATGGCGGAAAACGCGATCTTCATGATCCATGATCCGCGCATGTGGGCTGGCGGAGTCAGCACAGACATGCGCAAGGCTGCCGACCTGCTGGATAAGGTAGCAGGGCAAATTCGCGACACGTACGTGGCGCGCACGGGACTCGACGCCGACAAGGTCGAGAAACTGATGGCTGCGGAAACGTGGCTTGATGCCGAGGAGGCGTTTGAGCTTGGGTTCATTACTGAAATCGTCGAGGCCAAGCAGGTCGCGGCGCAGTTTGACCCATCTGTGTTTAATTCTGTCCCAGGACGTTTCGCGAAACTCGTCGCCCAGGCTGTTACTGGCGTCGAGAGCGAGTCCACCAACAATGAAGAGGATGACATGAATCCTGAACTGAAGAAGCTGTTCGTGTCGCTCGGCATGGACGAGAAGCTCTCGGATGCCGATGCAATCGCGTGGGCCACCAAGAACCTCGCCACAATTTTGGACGAGTCAAAGAGGACTCCGTCAATCGACGTCGCTGCGGTTCTCGCCGCGATCAAACCGGCTGACAACACCGCCTTTATTGTGGACACGGTGACCAATCTGATCGAGGACCGAGAAGCTAAGCGGGCGGCTGCTCGCAAGGCGTTCACCGATGAAGTCGACGCCAACCTCGAGCTGGCGTTTGGTGCGGAGATTCCGCAAGACATTCGCGCGCAGTGCTATGCCGCATCTGACTTGGCAGCCGCACGCGCCGTGATCAAGGACGCTCGCGCAAAGCAATCTGCCGACCTGCAGATTCGCTTCGCTCCGTCGCAACCTCGCGACGAGCATCTGGCAGACGTTCGCACGGCGTTTGTGATGCGAGCGATGCATTCGGCCGGTTGCACTCAGGCGTCGATCGACCGGGAGATTCCCATCGCGTCTCGCGGCAAGCGGTGGCAAGACTTCCAGGACGTGTCGCTGCTTACGCTGTGCCGCCAGTGCCTGCTGATTGACGGATATGGTGAGCGAGCCGTCTCTCGCCTGAGTAATCCCGACATCGCCAAGGCTGCGTTCGGCTTTGTCAAATCCACGTCTCTGCGGAACGAAGCCGGACTGGCGACGCATGTCACCGGGTCGCTGGCAGAGATCACGCGTGACGCGGTCAACAAGAGCTTGCTTGCCGGGTACACCGAAGCGCCGCAGACGTGGCGTGGCCCAATGCGGCAGGCGGCATCCGTCCCCGACTTTAAGACGATCCATCGGGTTCGCCTGGGGGCCGTCTCGAACCTGCCGATTTGGCCTGACAGCACTATTCCTGAGTCTGCACAGCTGAACGACGAGAAGGTCAGCTATGCAGTCGAAGCTCGTGCGGAAAAGGTCAGCTTCAGCTGGCAGCTGTTCTGCAACGACGATATGGACGCTCTCTCGAGGGTCCCGCGGTTGATGGGTGACGC